CACGTTGGAGAACTTGAAGCAGGACAGCATCGCCGCCTGCGCCGAGTAGGTGGGCGAGAACGTCATCTCGGAAGTGGTCACGCCGTCCTGGTCGGTGAACATCAATGGCGACTCCAGCAGGTGCCCGGAGAAGTCCATGGTCAGGTTGGTCGTGCCCCCGCCGGCCGCCATCAGCCGGATGTTGTAGCCTACCGGCTCAACCGTCGCCGCCAGGATGGCCGTCAGGTACGCCTTGGTGGCGGCGGTCATCTCGACCACCAGCTTCAGGGATCCGCCCCACTTCCCATGCTTGTAGTTGTCCGGGTTCAGCGTGCCCAGGTGCCACACAGGCGAGCGGCTGTTCAGCATCTCGAAGTCGAACGAGAACGCCGTCAGCGTCAGCTCGGTCGTGCCGTGGGCGGTTGCGATCGGGTCGATGTACAGCTTCGTCTGGCCCCCAAGGGCAGCGATCACCGCCGGCGGCGTCAGCGCCACCCGGGCCAGGGCGACAGGCGCCTTGCCGAACCAATGGGCGTCGAAGGTCAGCGGCCCGTTCGTGTCGCCGTGGAAGGTCAGCTTGTCCATGACCGCACCCGCCATGCCGTAGGACAGGTTCGCCTGCCCCCACATGATGTTGTTGGTCGTGGGCGCAGCCGGAGCCAGGGCGGCGATGTAGGTGAAGGGCGTGGCCGCATCGACGGCAAACATGGCGTTCAGCAGGTACTGCACCTGCGTGTAGGTGACGATGCCGGACATGTCCACTTCGCCGGAGATGCGGTTGACCGCAGCGATGTAGGCGGGCATGGTCGAAGCCCGCTTGTCTGGGATCTGCGCCGTGTCGATCTTGGGCGTCATCTTGCAGGAGGTGATCCCGGCCAGGCCAATGGTAGGCGCAGCGGCATCGCCCCAGGCGGCTTCCTGGGAGATCTGGACCTCTTCAAGGTGCGGGGAGTACAGGGCAGCAGGCATGGGTTACCTCTCGATTGTCAGCGTGACCGTAACATCAGTCACAGCCGCATAGGTTGGGGTTGCCACCGTTGACAGGTAGCCGAACAGCGACGTCCCACCGGCAACAAGGGTAAACGGGAACTCCACCAGCTTCGTGGCGATGGCGTTGTCCGTTCCCAGGATGTAGTCCGCCGCCACAATGGGGATCGACCCCACGCAGGTCAGCATCTCCGCATCCGTTGGGTCGTAGGCAGCATTGTCGGCAATGGTAGCTGGCGCCTGGCTGAACAGGTTGAGCCATAGCAGGTCGGCCACCATTGCATTGTTCTTGATGGTGACCTTGCGGATGATGCCGTACCCCTTGTAGACACTGGCCGCATTGGCGAAGGTCAGCAGCCCGCCGACAACATCCTTGGCCGAGTAGGCACCGACCGTAACGGTTGGCGTTACTGCGATGGAAACGATCTTGCTCATGAGCTGTACTCCTCGACTTCCAGGATGATGTCTATCGCCCAGAAGTCCCCACTCGCCCAAGGTACGGGCGACATGGTGTAGACAACGTTCGTGATGGATGACTGGTTTGTCGGAATCCGGAGATTCCGGATTGCCGCCGTGTACAGTTCCAGGTACGCCAGCATGTCATCGGCGCACTGCTCGATGCCCGTGCCGCTCTGAATGGGCTGCCACAGGCAGAGGTCCCGTATGCGCCAGGTTGTGCGTGTGGTAGGCCCGATGCCCAGGAACCCCACTTCGCCCTCTGTGGAGGGCAGCAGGAGCCGTACAGGGGTGTCCTGCACCTGGATCTGCAGCTTGATCTCGTCCAGATTGCGGCAAGGCACGTCCCCTACGGCCATCTCGGACAAGGCGAAGTATATATCACGGATCGGCATCGGGCTTTACCTCCTCGGCCGCCACCTCTAGCTTGGCCACCTTGACCTGCACGTCCGTCAAGATCAAGGTGGCGTGCTGCAGGGCGTCGTAGGCCGCCTGCAGCTCGGCCTCGGCCAGGGTCAGTCTCGCCCGTGTCTGCTCGCCCAGGATACTCACGGCATCTGCCTGCGGCGGAACGGGTCAAGGATGGACTTCACGTCCGATGGGATCATCGGGTTGAACCGCTCGCCCGTGGCGCTCACCTGCGGGTACATGGACGTGGCCAGCCTCAGACACGCCTGCTCGATGGATGCCGGCGTCGTCATACTGTACGCCCAGAACCCGATGATGGTGGTCGGGTCTTCCCAGTAGTCATCCCGGTACAGGGCATAGTAGGGCACGTGGTCCGGGATGTAGGTGATCGTGGGCGAGCCGACCAGCGTGGGGATGCTGTAGACCGACTGCAGGTCCTCGAACAGCCACAGGGTGCGGGACGGGTACTCCAGCATCCCATTGACCGAGCTGTAGGTCTTGGTCACGGCCGCCGCACCGTCAGCGATGGCGAACACTCTGCCACAGTAGTTGTCGATCAGCTCTGAGGCGACAGAGATCAGCCGCTCCAGCTCCGCCCGCTGGTCCTCGGAGGTGTTGCGGAAGTCGCCGTAGCGCTCCAGCGTAGCAACCTCGGTGTAGTTCATCTGTTGCTCCCGGGGGGAGTAGGTCATGTGACCTACTCCCCCCACAGGCTATTCGGTTATGCGTGGTCGGTCAGATGCACCACGCCCAGCGGGTGAATGACAGCGATGCACCAGCGGGCGGTCCCAAAGAACCGTGTGCGCCCGTTGAGCATGTCGCCGTAGTCGTCCCGCAGGATCTCGATCCCGTGACGCTGGATGTACACGACAGCATCCGGGTGCACCATCGTCATTACCTCTACGGCATCGCCAGAAGTGGCGATGGTCGGCCAGTTGGTATTGGTGTGCAGCGGCATGTCCAGCCAGTGCGATCCGCCGCTGGCCCCGATACTCAGCTCCGGGGCCATCGACCACATCTTCGGCGTTGCGACAAGGAACTGCCGCATGATGACCGCCGTGTCCCGGTTCATGACGATGCTTGCGCCGGGGTGCCACTGGTCTGGCATCGCATTGTAGAACGTCCACAGCTGAGCCTCGGTCAGCGTGTGGGAGGCCGCCAGGTGCACGCCCAGCGTGCCGGCCGCCGCCAGTGTGGCGTACAGGATAGCGTTCTCCTGCAGCGCCATCTGCTGCGCCAGTGCCGACGGTAGCCAGGCCTGGAATAGCGCCTGGTCCTCCAGCAGCTCCTCGGTTGCCGTCACCATCGAGCCATACTTGGTCACAGTGATCGGCGTGAGTAGGAAAGCGGGCTCGTTGGCTACATGCACCGCTTCCTCTGCGATGACCGGCTGGATGGCGTGGCCCGTAGCCTCCGAGGCGATGTTCGTGATGAGCTTGTCAGTGGGCCAGCGCTTGATCCCGATCTTGTCGATGAGGCTCCGCTCGAACTTCATCGAGAAGATCTTATCGAGCAGCGGAACGGGCACCATTGGCCCGCCCTCCGCTGCTTCGCTCTCTTCCAGGACACGCATCTGCGGGTCTCCCCGCCGAAGCGCCTCCAGGTACTCGAACGTCTCGCCCTTGTTAGGCATATCGCCTCCCTTAGACACCGTTCTTGACACTGTGCGCAAGCGGCTGCGACACGAACGGCGCAAAGCGGACGGACGGGAAGTACCGGATGCGACCATTCAGGCTGTCCCCGTAGGGGTCAACCTTGATGGTCAGCCCACGCCGTTCCACGATGCCGGCGAAGGCCGGGTTGACATGCGACAGCACCAGCCCATTGGCGGCGGCGCCGGTGTAGATGATCCAGTCGTTGACGCAGTGGATCGGGGTTCCCATCGTCTGGGGCAACCCCATCACGCCACGAGGAGCATCCGGGTAGGCACCCAGGGCATACGGCGTGGCAACCAGCAGCCCGTTCAGCGCCGCCATCGTCCCGAGGTTCATGATCAGGACGGCACCTTCACGGTACTCCGGGGCCAAGGCCCAGAAGTAGGTATTCCACTCGGCGAGCGTCAGGGTGTCGGACGCAGCGCCCGTCACCGTGCCGTTGCCGGCCACGTCCATTGTGATGTAGAACTGGGCGTTCTCGGTCCGTGCCCACGCACGCCCGCACGCCTCGGTGAACCACGGGATGAACAGGTTCTGATCTTCGAGCAGCTCTTCCGTGGCGGTGATCATGCTGCCGTACTTGACCACGGTGATCGGCAGCAGGGCGAACACCGGCTCGTTGACAACGTAGGCCCCCTCTTCGAGGATGGCCGCCATTGCCGTCATCTTCGTGGCCTCACGGGGGATGTTGAAGATCAGGCGGTCGGTCTGGTACCGCTTGAACCCTGCACGGGATACGACGCTCAGCTCGTCCCGCTGGGCCACGATCTGGTCGAGTGCCTGCTGCGGCACCATCGGCAAGCCTTCAGCCGCCTCAGTCTCTTCCAGCACACGGAACGCCGGCCCCTTGGTGATACCGTGGCGCATGTGCCAGTACCATTCCCAGGATTCCTTCTTGGCGTTGTCGGCCGGCTCGCCGATAGTCTCCTTCTTGATGTTGAAGATGGCCTTGCGCTTCGGCTCCTCTACCTTGACAGCAGCGGGTACAGGATCTGGCGCTTGCGGCTCGTCCTCGACCACGATCTCTTCGTCAGCCATTTTCGTTGCTCCTTGTGTTGGGGCCTCGTCCGCCGCCTCCTCACCGAAGGCCTCTGGCATGTCGAGATCCACATCTGCGAACATCGCCTTGAGTGGCAATGCAATCGCCTTGTCGTTGGCCGGATGGCGGCCTGGCCCTTCATCGATCAGGCTCAGCTCGCCAATCGGCCACACTTCCACCTCGCCATCCTTGGCGGTGCGGCATAGGTAGTTTACAGCACCCGTGGATGCCCTGCACGTGCCCGCCTCAGCCGCAGCGTACAGCCTGTCAGCAATAGGCGACGGCTTCAGCGTCACCTCCATCCACAGGCCCGCATCGTCCATGCGTGCGGCCGTGGCGATGCCAATAGGCGCAGGCTTCTTGGCCATCTTCTTCTCGGAGGTGAACCCGTGGAAGTAGATGGCCGGCCGCCTGTCGCCCACGTCCAGCATGAAGTCGGTGCGTGCGCTGAAGTACTCATTCAGGTGGTCACGGTCCTGCGGGCTGCCGTAGGGCGCAGCCAGGACTTCCAGCCTGTGCCCTTCCAGCGCACGTACTGCCGCCCCATCCTTGAAGCGTATCGTGTTCATGCGTCCTCCTAATACTTGACCATCGCCTGTGCGTACAGCGTGGTCGAGATCCCCATGACGCCGCCCCACGGGCACCAGCCGTCCGTGAACTGCGCCTTCACGGCAGTAGTCAGCAGGGCGGCCGTGGTGGCGGTGACTACCTTGTAGTCTGTGGGCTGGATCACGCAGGTGGGTACAGCCTCAAGCGGCGGATGTGCGACCTTGTAGATGATGGACATTATGCTCTCGCCTCCCAGATCGCCCGTATGTTGGCCTTCGCCTTCTCGACCAGCTTGGGCATGTTGTCCAGCGCCACGTCGTACAGCTTCAGCCAGCCCGTGCGCTGGTGCTGTGCGGTCTGTACGTCCCCATGTACATACCCCGCATAGGACGCCAGGTTACCGATCTCTGCGTAGGACGGGAACGCCTTGACGTACCAGCGCCCCTTCAGGTCCTCGCTCGTCTTCTCCTGCCGCACCCCGTTCACCACCCAGCCCCAGCCACGCTCGTAGTACACGGGTCCACGTGGGGGCGCAGGCGGGTACTTGGAGGTCTTGCCCATGATGTCCTGGGCAATAGCCCTGAGCTGCGCCTCCAGCAGGTCGCTCTGCCCCAGCCGCTTGAGCGCCCTGTCCAGCCGGCGCAGGTCAGCGCTGTCAAGCTCCATCTGCAGCGGCATCAGGCCATCTCCAGCACAACGTCGCACCTGCAGTTCGGGTGCAGGGGCGGATACTCCTCCCAATCCTCGCCACGCTGCGTATTGTCCAGCGGAGCGCACTCATCGCATACGTCAGTGTCATTGTCGGTGTGCCAGATCTCCAGCATGGGCGCACCCTGACTGTTCAGCTCCTCGGCCGCAGCCTTGACGCCCTCACCATACGCACGGGTCAGCTCGGTAACAGCAATGGTGTTCGCCCGCTCGGGGGTGAAGATGAACCCTACCGCCTCGTTCAGCTCGCCCAGTGTCTGTCCAGGCGTGCCAACGAACTGTGCAATGACCTCGGCCAGCTGGTCCCGGGTAGTCTGGTTGATGCCCGTCACCAGCTCGAATGTGTAGCGTGCCACCCATGCTAGCACCCTGTCGAACAGCCCGTCCTGCTTCTGCGCCTCGACCTTGCGGACGGTGCGCCTTGCCTCACGCAGCGCAACCTCCAGCAGCACAGGCTCCAGCTCCTCGATGAGGATACGATCTTCCTCCGCCCAATTGGGATCCACCAGGACACGCTTGCGCTGCTCTGCCAGCAACTCGGTCAGCAGCAGGGTCAGGCGCAGCTCGTCCTCTTCCCGCTCACGCTCCATGGAAGATCTGCCTCACGTCCTCGGGCGTCTTGGCCTGCTCCAGGCGCAAGCGAATGGCCCCTTGCAGCGCAGGGCTCAGCTCGTCGGTCTCGAAGGATACGGCCGCACTCTTGCCCGCCTTCAGCGCCTTGATCGCCTTGCGCTGCCACTTGCCCGCATCGCCGGCCTGGAACTGCTCCATCTGCTTGTCCTTCTCAGCCTGGATCTCCTCGGGCGATGGGCCTGCGTCCTGGGGGATGCCCAGCTCGTCACGCAGGTACACAACATCAATAGCCTTGGCGTTCAGCAGCTGGATCAGCCTCAGCGCCTTCTCGTTGGCGTCCTCCTGCAGTATCTCCAGCTCGTCGTAGGCGAACTCGAAGGTGACGTTCATGTCGTAGGGCGTCACCAGCTGCTTGTTGATCACGTCAGCATAGTAGTCCGCCCGTGGAATAATGACCTCTTCCATCAGGAACTGCCGTGCCTCGGCAGCATTGGCGTATGTCGAATCTGTCATATTGCCGACAAGGATGTCCGGCACCTGGAAGGCGGTGCAGATGTCCTTGTGAGCCAGGTCACGCACCTCGGCCAGCGCCATGCTGGACAGGTCCGTGGTCAGCACCTGGGCCGTGAGGTCACGGTCAACGAACGCAACCTTGTGGTGATTGCGGCTGCCCTGGAACTTCTCCCCCCACCATTGGCGCAGCTTGTCCAGCTCGCTCTGCTGCACCTCCTGCGGCGTGGTCAGCAGCAGGCCTGGGATCGCATCATTCTCGAAGAAGGAACGGACATAGCGCTGGGCCTCGTACTCAGCCAGGATGGCGGGCTTGGCAACGTCCATAGCCGCCACGCCTATGCCCAGATCGTCCGTAGGATGGTACTCCCGGAAGTACACTACCTCGTCCACGCTGTAGTTGTGCGTCTCCTGCCTGCCCTGCGTGAGTACGGTCTGCTTGAACCCGGTCACGCCCTTGGTCGAGGTCAGCACCTCCATCGTGTTCGGGTTCAGGCGCACCAGGCGGTCGGCATCCTTCAGCCAGAACGCAGCGCCTATGAGCAGCATGTCGATCTCGGTCGCAGCGATGTTCTCCTGCCCGAACTCCTGCAGCGTAAGCGCAAGCGGGTGGTTCTCCAGGATGTCGTCGTTCTGCTTGATGTACCACGGGATCTGCGCCAGACTGGTCGAGCGCAGGGTCATGCACGCATACGCCCAGGCAGACTTGGCGTAGTTGCCCGATGGGTAGCCCATGCCCGTGACAAGGTCGTAGCTGCCCAGGCTCGGGATGTTGACAACCTTCATCTTGCCTGCGGAGTAGAGTGTAGGTTTCATGCTACGCTATGCGCTCCTGGGTGAGTGGCACGCCACAACATGATGCAGCGGGCCATCACACAATCGTCGTGCAGCCCCTCCGGCGCAGCATAGGACGCCTGCCCTGTGCGTGTCGGCTTCATCTCGTACGCCTCGAACTCGGACGTAGCAACCTTGTTGTCTACCCACTTCCACGTCTCACGCTCGAGGGCCAGCTGCATGTTGACGATGATCTTGGACTTGCTCTCAAGCGTGGTGTCGAAGGGGGCACAGCGCACACCGTCTACTCGCAGCTGCTCGATGTT